TGTTTGGCCAGCTTGCCGTCGATGAGGCCGCCCAGGCTGGCGGCTTCTTCGCGCATGGATTTGAGGCCGGCAGCGCCGCCGTTGAGGATGGGGACCATCTTGGCGCCGGACTTGCCGAAGGCGTCGACGGCGAGGGCTGTCTTGCCGGCTCCATCTTCGAACTGGCTGAACTGCTCGGCCATTTCGGCGAATACGGCGTCGGCGCTTTTGAGCTTGCCGCTGGCGTCGGTGACCTTGATGCCCATGTCGGCGAAGAGGGCGCCGGATTCCTTGCCGCCCGTGGCGTCGTCCTGCATCTTGCTCGACAGCCTGGCGAGCGCCGCGGTCATGTCGTCGAATTCGACGCCGTTCATCTTACCGGCGAATTTCAGGGCGCTGAGGTCTTCGACGGAAATGCCGAGGCGCTCGGAGGCGTCGTTCAGCTTGTCCAGGCTGTCGATGGCGCCGGTGATGGCGGCGGCGAAGCCGGCGCCGAGCAGGCCGGTGGCCAGGCCGCCGGCAATGCCCCCGGAGAAGGCCGAGGACAGGGATTCGGATTTGCTTTTGAGCTGGCCGAGGCCATTGCCGACCGACGCGAAGGCGGCTTGCGTCTTGTCGCTGGCGGTGAGCGTGAAGCTGACGTTGGTGTTGCTCACAGGTTGTCCCGTATGGTCATCAGGTCATTGATCAGCATCTCGACATCCTTTACGCCGAGCAGGGCGGCTACCGTGTCCAGCCCATGCCAGTCCAGCGCGTTGCCCAACATTTTCCAGGCCCGGATGGCGATGTGAAATTCCTGCGGCGGCGGCGGCGGTGGTGGCGCCGGCCGCTGGCAGATCGACAACCAGGCCGCTAGACGTTTCCCCGTTCATCGAGGCTCGCTTCGTGCGCCTTGTAGGCCGCGATGACGCCTTCGATCAGCGGTTGCCAGGTGGCCGGGTGATCCTTGACCCAGGTGGCGAAAACGTCGGCATGGAAGGCGACCGGCTCGGGGTCGCCACCGGGCAGCAGATCGGCCTCGGTGAAGTCCCAACCAACGACGAACTGCGCTGCCCATTCGATATCCATGCGCTGGCCGGCGCCTTGCGCGGCGGAGACATCCCACGGCGTTGGGCGCTGCAGGGTGACGCTGTGTTTGCCAAGCGGCAACGCCGACTGGCGCGCCGCTGCAAACTTGGCGAGGTTGATTTCGCGCATGGTCAGGCGGCGCAGATGGTGAGGCCGCCGAGCATGGTGATCTTGGCCGGGCTGGTGGTGACGCCCTGCTTGCCGCCACCCGGGGCGCCGGTATAGCCGACGGTGCCGTACCACATCGTAAATGCGCCGTCCGGCCACAGAACCTTGAAGCCCTTGTTGGCGCGGGTCTTGAACGCGGCAATCATCGCCTGTTGGGCGCTTGATGCCGGGTCCCACTGCATGGTCATATCTGCAGATTGCGCCGTAGCGCCGACGACGATCTGCGTGTCTTGCGTGTCATTGACCGTGGTGGTGTCTTGTACCTTGATTTCACCGCCGGCGAAGTTGAAGTCCTGGACGCCGGTGATCGAAGTTCCGAGCGTGACCTTTTTGGCGGTTCCGCTGGTAAAGGTCGAGAACAGTGTCGTATCAATGCCGGTCGTGCCATTGACGTCGGCGACTTGGAATGAAACGCCCGCAACGACGCTGACGACCTTGCACAAATAGCCGTTCAGTTCGACCATGCCCTGAATTTCGAGCAGGACGTTATCGCCATTGACAAACGGATGACCAGCCGAAGCGATAACGCCAGGGGCGGCTTTCGAGATGGAATCGATTGGCTCGGATGTGCCGATGGCCGACTCCATGTAGAGCTTGAGGCCGGAATTAGTGTGAATGGTCATTGATGGCTCCTAGAGGGCGACGGCCGGGTTGGTGCCGGCTATGAAATATGTGATCGGGTAGGTGATGCGATTCAGCCCACAGGGCTTTTCGAGGCTGTCGTCGACGTCCGGCTCGATACGCGGGGCGCCGAGCTGCTTGACGCGCCCGCCAAACGTGCGGTCGGGCGTGGTGGCGAGCTGCGTCTGCACTTCGAGCGCGATCTGGTCGAGGATGTCTTCCATATCGCCGCCGTCTTTGGCATAGGCTTCGATGACGAGGTCAGCGCTGCGCTGCTCGACAAGATCATCTGTGGCGTTGAGAAGCTCGCCGTTGTCGTCGCCGATCCAGACTTTGAGGAATGGCGGCACGGCAGTCGCCGGGCGGGTGCGCTGGCCAAATACGGCAGCGCCCGTCGTGGCCAGCCCGGCCAGGCGGGCGACGAAGGCGTCGCGGATCTGGGTGCGAACGTGGCTCATGCTTTGTCCAGCCGCAATTGCGTGACGCCGGTGCCGTCCGGCTCGACGCCGGTGACGGTGTAGGACGCGGCGGAAATGATGACGGTGTCGCCACAGGCGACCGGGACGGCGGACAACAGGTGCAGCACCGGGCTGCTGCCGTCGACCATGCCGTTGAAAGCGGCCGCGAAGCCGTTGTCGAAGATCCCGCGCGCCGGCAGGCCGTTGACGGTGATGTCAATGGCGAAGTCGGTGAAGAAGGCGGGATCGGCGAAGTTCATTTCTTGGCGGGCTTCTTGGGCTTGGCTTCGGCTGGCTTGTCGGCTGCTTCGACCTTTTGGGCGCGGCGCAGGCCGATGACGTAGGCGGCATCGGCGACCGGCAGGTCGATGACGTCGCCGGGCTCGACACGCTTGCCGTGGGCCATGAAGGCTTCGATGACGATGATTTCCATGATCGGTAGCGGGCGAGGCCGAGGCCCCGCCCTGTCCTATCAGGTAATCGAGGTGGCGACGGAGAAGGCGCCCGGCACACGAACACCCACGTCGCAGGTATAGAAGGCGCGGATGCCCTGGATGCCGGCGGTGAAGTTGGCGTAGGGATTTACGTCGATTTCAAGGACGCCCCATTCAGCCAGAATGGCCTGGCTGAAGTCGCCGAAGATCATGCTGGCGGCGGCGATGTTGGTCGAGGTGTGGGCCTGGTAGCCTTCGACCGTGCCGTCGAGGATGTTGCCTTGCCACAGCGTGACCGAGTCAGTCGAGGCGATGCGGGCGCGCTGGGCGAGCAGGCCGGCAACGGCCGGGGTGGTGACGTAGCGGCAGTTGGCATTCAGCGCGTTGGCCGCAGCGACATCGGTCTGGAATTCGATCAGGCCAGCCAGTGCGAGCGAGGTGCCCGTAACCGAACCGACGCCAGCGGTGCCGGTGATGCCGGTCGGCTGACCAGAAGCGCCAGATCCTGCGAAGACGGCCCCGTCAATGGAAACGCCAAGCTGGCCGGCGAGGTCTTCCATCACGAAGGCGTCAGCATCCGGGGTGGATTGCATCATCAATTGACGGGTAACTTCAGTGTAAGCGCCGAGGTTTCTCGGGCGCAACTGGATGATGCCCACGGTCTGTTGCGATTCGGTGATGGCGGTCGATTCAGACGACAGCCAGTAGCCGGTGGCGCCGGCGGTATGCTTGGTGATGTCGGCATTGCCGACCAGACCGGATAGGCGACGAACGCCGAGTTCGTTGGACAGCGTGCGGGCACGCAGCAGGCCGACAAAATCTTGCGGGCGAAGGTTGGTGGCGACCATGTTGCCGCCGTTTGCCGCCGTGGCGACCAGCATGTCACGCTGTTGCACTTCGAGCGGGATGAAGAAGCCTTTTCCAGAACCGGCGCGCTCGACGCCGCGCTGGGAGAGCGCGGATTCGATGGCCTTGGAGGCTTCGCGCTCCAAGCCGGCGTCGGACCAGTCGCCGGTGCTCATGGCACGGATGGCCTTGATGACGCTGAAGCGCTGGGCTTCTTTCTTGCTCATGCCGATTTCCGGCGACCACTTCTGGCCTTTTTCGGAAATGTGCTTGATCAGGCTGGCCTGGAATTCGGCAGCCGGCATGCCGGCGACGATGGCTGCATCAGCCATGGCGCGGACGCCTTCGAAGTCCTTGAGCTGGTCGGCCATGCCGCTGATTTCCTTGATACGCTTCAAAGCGTTGTCGTTGGCGCTGCGCTCGATGGCGGCGACATCAACGGTTTCGACTTGTTGGGTCATTTCGGTTTTCTCCTGGATTGTTTCGATTTCCGGCTTGGCCGGCGTTGTTTCGGATTCCAGACTGCGGCCGAGGCCGGTATCAGTCGAGGCAGGCACTGTGACGAGCGAGTTCTCGAGGATTTCCCAGTCCGTTACGCGGTAGGTCGTCGGCTCGTTGTTTGCGCGTTCAAATGCCCCGGCGGCGGAATCCAAAGCGCGCCGGAAGGCGGCCAGATCGCCCGACGCTTCCCGGTTACAACGGGTAAGCACGCGGTCGAACAGATGGCCGTCCAGGGTTCGTTCAATCTTTTCGCCCGACTTGCTGGCGGATTGCTCGATAATTTGGTGAATTTCGTAGCCAGTTGAGGTCTTGGTCAGATGACCGCCCTGCACCAGCTTGATGGTCTTGCCTTCGTCGGCGGCCCATGCGATTGATACCTGGCCGCGCACCTTGGCGCCTTCGCAGCGAACAGAGCCGGGAATGTGATGGCCGCGCAGGGCGTCCCAGTCGTGATTAAAAAGCAGCGCGCCGCTGTCATTAATGCGATTGAGACGGACAGACTCCGGGACGCAGGAGAGGATTTCGATACCCCACCAGCGTTCATAAGGCTCTTCGCTGGCGAACGACAGCTCGACGATCAGGTCCTGGCCGTCTTCGGACGGTGACTTGATGTCGTGTTTAAAGCTCAGATCGCGGGTCAAACTCATGGGCAAACCTCCATGAGTTCGAGTTTTTCAATTTTGTGATGCGCGGTTAATATGGGTTGCGCAACAATCAAAAAGAAAAGGCCAGCGGACGGCCCGGTGCCGTATTTTTAAAAGCGATTCACTTCGATTTCCGCAGCGGCAACCCAGCGTTCGCCGTCGGCGTCGTCAATCTGGCAACGCAGCTTGTACGTGTTTCCGGAGAGCCCGCCGATGATGCGCTGCAGGACTTGGGTGCCGGCAATCTGCGGGGAGCCGGATATCATTGACGCCGCGGCGGCGTCTTCCTTTCCCGTGGTCACCGTGCAGGCAACGACCGGACTGGCGACCGAGGCGGCCAGCGCGGAAAAGTCGAAGGTTACGGTGATGATTTCGCTGGGGTCTTTAGTCATGATGCCCGCCTGTTGATGATGTTGTTGCGCGCCAGCCCTATTGCCGCCAGGCGACGGGCTGTGGCGCGGATTATGAATTTTTGGTCGGTCGTCAGGTTGCCGCCGGGCAGCGTCAGGAATACGATGTCTGAATACATCGCATGCAGCGCGTCGGCGATTTGCAGGGACAACTGGCCCAGGCTGAGCATCGGCGCATCAGCCGTGTGACCATGTGCCGCTTCGACAATTGCCAACCAGGTATCAAGCGACAGCCCAAGGTTGTCTGCACCGTGGGCGTGCGTCGAGTCCTGAACCGTGAGCGCCGTGGCGTTGCTGGTGTCCAGCGTCAGATTGTCGGCAGAGTGAGCGTGAATGGCATCGAATACCGCCAACAGCGAATTCAAGGTGAGCGCCACTGTGTCCGAGGTGTGGCCGCTAGTCGCGTCGGCGATAGCCAGATTTGCCGTGCCGGTGACGCCCAGTGTGATGTTGTCGGCAGTGTGGCTGTGCAAAGCCTCGGCAACGGCCAGTAGCCATTGTGTGGTCAGGGTTACGCCATCGGCAACATGCGCGTGTGTCGCCTCTTGCACCACCAGGTTTGCCGTACCAGTTGTCGCCAAGGTGACGTTATCGGCAGCGTGGGTGTGCAGCGATTCAGCCACGGCCAGATAGGTTGCCATGCTGAACGATGGCGAATCTACTGCGTGGCCGTGCAAAGCATCCGCGATGATCAGCGATGTGCTGCCTCCCCCAGATACAGCCTCATTGACATATCCGACACCGGGGATTAGCCGCTGCGCAGAACCTGTCTCATTGACATAACCGGCGCCGGGTATTAGCCGCTCGGCCATTTATGCCACCGTCAGCTTTGGATCAACGTAGACAGTCTTACTTGCCTTAGCCAGATACACTTTGGCTTGGATGTAGCCTTTTTCCTGTGGCGTGAATGTGACCGACAACTTTTGGGTATTTGGATTGCTCATCCCGGTCGTCGTCCATGTCTCGCTGCTTGCAGACTGGTCGGCTGCGGTGGCGAGAATATCAGCCTTGGCGTCAGAGATAAATGACCCGAGAGGGACACCTGACGTACCAAGATATTGGGCTTCCAGCCAGATTTCACCATCCGTCAAATTCGTTGCTGAGTCGTGCAAAATCTCAACCGTAACGGTCTTGCTGCCTCCTGTCGTGTCGTTCCAGATTGAAACTTCTGGCGAAACAAGCGGCGCAACTGAGGCGTTAGCGTTAGCCGTAGTTGCCATGACAAGGCTGTACCCAGTAGTGCCATCCGATGCACCGCCGGTCCTAACCAGCGTCGTTTCAGTCTTGATCGAGCCTGAGTATTCCTGCACCCATAATCGATAGTTCGTATCACCCGAGTCGCAGTTATGCATCTCGAAACGCTGCCCTGTTGCTAATGGTGTGGCGTTGCACAAAGACCCAGACCATGAGGCTGGCAATTTTGAATTGCGGATTTGAAACAGGCCAGGAGAAACGAAAGTTCGAAAAATATTGACCGTGCTAGCCAGATTTGTCATGTCTAGGCCGTCAATCAGGAGCCGCGACCCGGTGCGATCAGAAGCAGCCCCGCCGAATACGCCAGCGGACGGCGTTGATGTTCCTGAAACGAACGACCCGCCTTTTATTTCAACAACGCCAGCAGTGGCACACCCGATATTTGATGAACCGCTAAATTTATATGTGCAGTCCAGCAAGACCGCTTTTTGTGTGATGTTATTTGCCGATCCGATACTAAAAAATCCACCACCAGTTGTGCCAGTAGTTATCAGGGAGCAATGATCCAAAGTCACCGAATTTGACGCGCTTTGGGCATTCGGCAAAATTGATGTTGCCGCCTGCAATGTCAGGCCATAAAGGTAATAACTACCAGATAGCGTAATGCTGGACGATGATATTAGTGATGCTGCCGAAACAGCGATTGGTGGTTCTGCACTATCGTTACCAGCGATGATTTTTACCGGATTCGCCATCGTTCCGGCAAAGACGGCGACCACTGCCCCGCCGCTTTCTGCATGTGATTGACTGAGATAAATAGCGTCGCCAGCAGCATCAATCGCGGCGGCACCGACCAGCGTAGCCTTGGCAAGTCCCCAGGTCGAACCGTTGTCAGAATCACTGCCGTCCGTGCTGCGAACGTAAATATCAGCCATTCAGCACCTCAGATGCCCGACCAGACGCAATCAGCCCTAACCCCTCGTACATCTGCACCGCAGCAATCGTTGCCGGGTCAGATAGCCGCACCTCAGACGCTGCTTTGTAATCCTCCAGCATCGTCGTCATGGCCATCTTCTGCTCGACAGTCAGCAGCTCCGACGACAGATACGACCCTCCGTTAAATTGGTCAATCGCTACCCGCTCCGGGAAGGTAAATCGTTGGCGAAACTGGTATTTTGTCAGCGGCAGTTCGCCGCTTGAAGCTTCCAGGCTTGCCGCTTCCCGAGCTAACAATTCAGCAGATAGACGCACAGCACGATCTGTCATTACCGTATCTGGATTAATCTGCTCGTCAGCAAGGTATTCGAAATCCACCGAGCGCCCATCGTCCAGCAGATGCCGCTCTTTGATGTAGCGCCTACCGTCCTGCTGCGGATGGCCGGCGATGTATGTGCTGGATACGATGGTAGTCATGATTAGCTCGGGTCCGCAATTTCAATATCCCACGCCGGGAAATTGACGGTATTGGAGCCGTTCGCCGTGACAGCCTGCGAAGTGCAGGTGGTAACGTAGAGCAGCTTGGAATTGGTGACATCGAGCAGGCAGACGTGCGTAGCAGTACCGGAGGTATCAATCAGCACACCACTCTTTGCTGCCACCGTTGTCTTGCGCCCGGAGGTGTCGCCGTTGGCATTGGTAAAGTCACCAGTTGCCAGCGTCACATCCGCCAGCGCATAAGTCGCATTGCCTTCGGCGTAGGTCGTCGGTTGAGCCGAGCAAGCTACCTGCCGCGTGACGTTGTTTTTGAGGATGTTCAGTGCGCCGTCGAGCACGTCGTCATGTACGGACTTACCCATGGCGCACCTCCTGCCCCATCACGGCGTTTTTAATATCAAGCGTTGTTTCAGCGGTTTGTTCGCTACCCGTTGCCACGCGGCCATCCACATCATTGGCCCATCCATTTGCGACAAAACGGGAGCCGCGGTCATCGTCGACGGTGCGGCAGTCGTCTTTTTCGAAACGGTCGGTGCCGTCGAGAAAGGTGCTTAGTACTTGTATTTTCATGCGGGTAACTCCTGTAATTGATGCCGGGGTCAGGCGTTTGGATTGGCAAGGGGCTGCGGCGGCGGGGCCAGCGATTGGCCGTATTTGGCGGCCAGTTTTTCTTCCTGCTGTAGCTCGTCGAAAACGTCTTCGATGTCGCGGCCCATTTCAGCGGCGATTCGGGTGCGGCTGGTGATTTTGAGATCGATGCCCTCTTTCGCGGTCTGAATGTCTTTAAGCGGGTCGACCCATGACCAGCCACGGAATTGCCAGGCGTGGGCCTGGAATTTCGGCAGTTTGACGAGGGGCAGCGGGGAGCCGTTGGCGAGCGTGATGGCGCCATTGAGCAGGGACATGCGCAGCCATTCGGTAAAAATCGGGTCTAGCCAGGCTCCCGCGAACCATTTCTGGCGCTTTTTCCATTCGTCGCGGGTGCTCAGGATGGCGGCGCGGATGCTCGAGAAGTTGACGGCTTCGTAGTCGTTGCACAGCTCGGGGTAGCTGGCGCCAGGCAGGCCGCTGGCCATGCGCTGGTTGGCTGTTTTGAGGAAGGGGCCGAAAACTTCGTTCGGGTATTTTGAATCGACGGTCTTGACGTCGACGCCGGTGGGCAGGGTGTCCCAGGTGCCGGGTGCGCTGGTGACGATCTTTTCGCCGTTGCTGTCTTCGTCGTCGGCGCCCAGCTTGGGCGCTTCGCCATCCGGTGTCACAAAAAAGCCGAGGTGGTCGGCGCCGAACTTGGCGGCCATGAGTGCGGATAGGGCGAATTCGCCGGCGTAGTGCATTGAGAGCATGCTGGCGTGGCCCCACGGGATGCCGCGCTTTTGCTCGGAGCGGTGGACGATGAAGCGGTGCAGCACGTCGCCGGCCGCGATGCGCTGCGCCTGACGGACTGACTGGTTGTTGCTGGTGTTGAAGTAATAAGCGACCGGACGGCCGACGCCATTTACTTCGACGCCACCCGCAATGGCGTTGAGGCCATCGGATGCGTCGCGGTTGTGCCATGTGGCGAGGCGGTCGACGTCGATGACTTGCAGGGCGTAGCCCCATTTATTGCCGGCATTGGCGCCGATGACCGGGAGGACAACGTATTCACCATCGCGGGCGGTGCCTCGGGCGATGGATTGGCAGAGGCTGGCGAAGGAATACTGGCCGGTTACTTCGCAGTTGCCAATCTGACCCCATTCATCCCAGGCGGCGCGGATGGCGTCGCGGGCGCCCTGGTCTGGGCTGCCAGGCGCGTTGTCGGCCAATGAAACGAGGCGCGGGGCGCTGTCGCCGATGAGGTTGGTTTCGACGATGTCCAGATAGTTGCGAAAATAGTCGTTGTTGTTTTCCAGCGTGCGGCTGCGGGCGCGCAGGGCGTCGAGATCGCTGCGCAGTTCGTCGTCGATGCGCTCGGCCGTGGCGCGCCATGTGCTTGTCAGGCGGTTGAGCTGGGCGGCGGCAAAGGATTTTTGCAGGCCGGCGGATTGTTCGCGGCGCGCCTTGGTGTCACGGGCGCGCTGCATTTTGGCGGCGTGCTCGGCCAAAATCGCGGAACCTTTGAAGGGAGCGGCGGTGGTGGTGGCCATCAAGATCTCATTAGGATGCGACCGGATTTTCCGGACTGGCGGCGCACTTCGATTGCGTACTGGCTGCGCAGTTTGAGCAGTTCGGTTATCGGGATGTATTTCATCCGGCGACCGGCGATTTCGTATTCGGCGACACCCGGATCATGACTTTCGATCCATGCTTCGATGGCGGCAAGCGATTTTTGTGCACGGGTGCGCGTGTCGAGCGCGGCCATAATGGACAGGTCTGGCAGGATGTCGATGCTGCCGGTGCCGATGGTGTAGGCTTCCGTCCCGTTTTTGACGCGCTTCTGCCAGGCGTATGTTCCGGGGGCATAGTCGGCGGTTTCTTCCGTCGTTTTTGTTATGCGGTGGGCATCACCTTCTGCTGTGCTGATCAGGGTGATACGGCCGGTCGCGTTCACCAGGTCGTACTGGACAAACCAGCCATCACCAGCGGGGAAGCCGGATAGCGAAAGCAGCCATGATGCGGTATCACCGGCACGGATGCCGGCCGGCTCGGTGGTCAGTTTTGGAGCGCTCATGCCGCCATTTATAGGCGGCCTGCGTTGCGTAAGTAACTGGCTTCGCGCAACAACATCAGGAGGACTGGCGGATTCTCCAGACCGTTGAGCGGTCGATGCCGGTTCTTTCCGCGATGGCGGTGTTGCCCAGCCCTTGTTCGGCTAGCCGGCGAACTTCGGCGTGCCGCTGCGAGACGTCGAAGGCGCGGACGCTGGCAATGTAGTGTGATTCGGCGCCATATTCGAAGCGGAACTGGCGCTCGAAAAAGGCGCGCTTTTCTTCGGTGAAAACGTCGGCGCCGAGTTCGGATTGAATGAGCGATAGAGCGCGGTCAAGGATGTCCATTTTTACCAGCCTATGTTGGTTTTTTGAAAGGCCGTGGCGATTGGCTGTTTTTTGACGGGCGGGTTATTTGTCGCCTCGGTGCTTTCATTTCGTTTCTTTGCTCGCGCTTTCAGGTCGATGCCGGAGAGGCGCAGGGCGGCGAGTGCATATTTCTTGCAGTCCAGCGTTTCGTTGCGCGGGCGGGTTTGGACCCACTCGACATAGGGGCGGGTGCCGCGCATTTTGGTGACGAGCTTTTCGGCGGTGAGCTGTGCGAAGTATTCGTCGTCGAAGCTGGGGTGGTTGGGAAAATGGATGTAGCCGGGGCCCCGCTCGGTGATTTTCAGGCGGCTGTAGATCAGGGCTTTGGCCTGGTCGTCGCCGACGATGTGCACGGTGATGCCTTTTTTGCGCTGGCGGCGCAGGCGCTGGCGGCGGGCTTTTTCGTCTTCGACGATGGGCACGCCGGGGCCGGCGCGGCCTTTGACGGCGAGCGCCCAGCGGCGCTTTTCGCAGTAGGCATAGACCATGCTGGTGTTGTAGCCGGAGTCGATGGCGACGCATTCCGGCGCCCAACTGGCGAGTTCTTCGTCAAGCTGCGCCCAGACTTCCGGCTTGGTGGTGTCGCCGGGGACGATGATGTGATCCATGACCCAGGCTTCTTCGCCGAGATCCCAATCAACGATGGAGACTTCGAGGCGGTCTTTCTGGACGTCGACGCCGCCGGTGCGGGCGAGGCTCTTTGGCTTTTCTTCGAATTCTTCGAGGCGCGATAGCAAGCTGACCGGGTCGGCCTGGTCGCCCTGCTCTTCCCAGCATTCGCCAAGGTGGGTATTGACGAAGGTGCGCAGGGTGCCGGGGGATTTGACGGCGGCTTTCCAGTCTTCGGCCAGATCGCGCCAGCTTGGCCCCAGGCCAATCGGCGCATAGATGGCGCTGATGTGGTAGCCGCGCACGCTGCGCTCGGGGTGGGTGGCTATCCAGCGCCCGCCGGCCAGCATGCCGGGCTTGTGGTGCTCGTAGATTTCGCCGTGGCAGTGGGCGCAAACGTACCAGGCGTCGAGGCCGGCTTCGTTGGCGCGCCATTTGATGCCGTGCTCGGTTTCCGGACCGCCCCATTCCAGCGGCTGGAAGGTTTGGCAATGCGGGCAGGCGACGTGGTAGCGGCGCTGGTCGGATTCGGCATAGCCGCGCTCGATCATGCTTTCGCCGGCCACCGTCGGCGTGCTGATGAACAGGCGCTTGGCGCGGGCGAAGGCTTTGGTTCGCCCCTTGGCCAGCGCCACCGGGTCGCCTTCTTCGCCGACTTCGCCGGGGAAGCGGTCGAGGTCATCCATGATCAGATAGCGCACCGAGCTTTGCGCGTAGCTGTTTGGCGAGTTGCCGCCGGCCAGAAAGAGGACGCCGCCGGGGAAATCGATCATGTCCTTGGAGTTGGCCGCGTCGCGCGAGCGCTGGCCGCCGAGAAGGTCGCGGATTACCGGCGTGTCCTGCAGCAGCGGGTTGAGCTTCTGCGCCTTCCACTTGTCGCGCGAGTCGAGCGTCGGCATGAGCACCATGACCGGCGCCGGGGCGTGATCCATGCAGTAGCCGAGGAAATTGACCGTCGCCTCGGTAACGCCGACCTGTGAGGATTTCATGACCCAGATGTCGGTGACGCGGCTGGATGCGCTCATGGCATCCATGATTTCGCGCAGGATGGGATTGCGCGCCGTGCGCCAGCGGCCCCGCTCGCCCGCC